ACATCGTAGTAGTAAACCCACCAGTCAAGCCCACACCTCTCAAGGTGACATATACATCATAAAACCCAACCCCTAGTCTGAAAACACCAGTTCCCGCGCCCGAAGCGTAGGAAGGACCCAGTGATTGCAGAGTTCCGTCTGTGAAAAACGAGCCAGATCCGATGGAGTTCGACGCGATTTGGTTAGTGGCTGATATGGAGTTGGCATCAATGAGAGACACGTCATAATGAACATATAGATCAAAAGTGGCGGTGGTCCCCCGAGAGATGAACTGTATCGAACCATGATCCTTGACAGCATCGGCCACACCATACGACAGATACTTAACAGGACTTCCTTGTGCTTCCAGACTTGCACTCTCCCACGCGGACGCTGATTTAGAATACCTCCCAGCCATATAACCTTGCGGAGTGTTACCTGTAATGTCCTCACTGTCTGGGTCCCACAACATGTACCATCTCCCACCTGAAGAGGTGGGTGACGAACTCACGAGTGAGAACCGCAGCCTGTGAAACTGATACCGGTCGTAACTCCGGGCTATAGAACTGAGGAAAGGGAAGGCAAAGGTGTTTGCGGGATTGACAACAAACACTTGCTGATTTGTGTCGCTTGCCGTGATGGTGGTAACCAACTCCTGGTGCTTAAACCTAATGTCCCCCCTCATCTTGGTGGTACCTGAAACAACGGCCCCCATCGTCGCGGGAGCAGACGTGGAAACAAAGGAACCCATGCTACTCGTAGAATTGGACTTCCTCGTTCTAGCCAACCATGCCGTAGCTTGTTGAGTCAGCACGTACAGACCCTGCGCAATCTGTCGAGCGACAGTGGGTAATCCCACCTGCTCGACCAACTGCTCGAGCGCGGCCTGAGACAATTTGCGCGCCATGGTGGTAGTCTGCCTCTTAACGAGTTGCTGTCCATTCTTCCCCATCTTGAAATTATATACATAAATTGAAATATAGTTGTTGTAGTGGATCCCCGACAACCAACGGAGACTGTTCATTCTGGGAAACCCTAGGGGATGGCGCCGTGCAGTCGTTCGGCATTCTTGATAGCACGTAAATATTTACACCCTAAGGAAACGTTTTGGGCCTTTCACACCCAGAACCCACTGTGGTAACGCCACTAATCGTCTACAATGGCATGTCTTTTTGGTAAATTAGCGTAGATTGCCAATCACCTCCAAGGTCGACACCAGCGTAGAATTCCTCCAACATCCGCTGTTCATCAGGTGTAACACCAAACGCCCAATAAAAGCTCATTCTAGTCTCTGGCGATATAACACCATACTCTCGTTTGAGCCCACGCTGGAGACTGCGAACCCCCCATGACTGTGCATGCCCTGGAAGTTTGCCGAGTTTACCATACTTACAATAAGTAGCATAGAAATCCTGGAAAACCGGGATGCCCCCCGTCATAGCAAGTCCACCAGTCCCAACCGCGTGCAGCCAAGCTTTGTACTGTCTAATACTTTGAAACCCGTGCGTGGATATAGTATCCTTGGCTATGGCAACCCTTGGGTGCCTAACCATGATATAATCCGACGCACGTGGTCCAATGTACACAGGATGGGTCTGACAAAACTCGATTTCCTCGAAGGTATAACAAGGTTCCTCAACAGTCATGTTAAACCCAACTGTCAAAAACCAATTATCAAGCCCTCTTTGGAAATCTACCAGATCGCATTGCTCCATAAACACAACACAATCATCGCCATTATTGGCAAGTAATGTCCGGACACCCCTGTCCATTGAATACTGCTTGATCATGGAACACATAAGAATACAATTGCCAAGAGAAGTGTTCATGTCTCCAGACATGCGCCCTCCTCTCTTCTTGTAGGACAGCTTGCCATCTTCGGTGTAGCCAACACATTCATTAGTCACTTGCCATGAAAGCAACATCTCCAACTCCCTACGGTATCTCTTGTGAAAACACCGAGGGTAGATATCGTGCTCCCACAACAACGCTTGTTCCGAGACGTGTTGATCAAACCGACTACGCATCCAACCCTAAAGCAACAGGTTTCTTAAATGACGACCACAAGTCAAACATTGCTTGACCACTATCGGTTGCATTCATACCTTTGAACACTGTCCTCTTACCCTCAAAAAGCAAAGACAACGAATGAAAAATGGGTTCTTCCACTTGTCTGAGAAACTTGCCCAGTTCAACGTTAAACCTGGGTGATCGGGGAGAAATAACCCTTGGTACAGGTTCTTTCTTAGCCGACATGTTAGTCTTCTCGTATTTAACAAAAACCTTGACTGCCGCGTCCCGTTGAGTCACTGACTTCTGGTAAAGTGAATCAACGGCACTGTTGTAAATTACCCTTTTTCGGCCCCTGAACGTCTCGGCGAATTGTCGCCGGCTCAAAGGGACGGAAAAAGGAAGAAATTTAACCAACATTTCTTTAACTGGCGCCATGACGTAACTAAATGCTCCGTTTATGGGTGCTGGTGGGGCGACGAACTCTGCATTTTTATTTTTAACATAAAAAACTCGTTCAAGGACCGCCCGTTCCAACGCATCAATGTTGTTGTTAAACCCACGTAGCTCGATTGGTGGTGAGATACAGGAGACTCGAGCCATCTTCCGCATCTTAGGATATCCCCGCCGCCTCTGAACCCGCAGATCGGGATGACGGGGAGCTACGCTCCTAGCACAGTCATGCCCGGGTATGGCCACGGGGCCCCCCTATTGGATAGGATACTTCTTCGGATCCGTTGCCCACTTGTAAAACCAAGTGCGCGTGAATCCGTCCATTTCCTTACCAATACTGGGGACCACATAACTGAGTGGAAGCGCCATTTCAATAATTTCGCTTTTCTCAGCATGCCTCAGATTGGGAATATCCACCAATTCGTCGCGCATCCATTTACGCGTAATGCCATCATTCTCTTTGCACAACGACCTACGACCGTAATGGAAGTATGCCGCGTCCGCAAGACCCATGGCAATACGTTTCAACTTGGGATTGGCCTCACGTTGCCAACCCCGGATGTGTAAACGAACCCTTTTCCTTGTGTTGTTGTCACCCACGTATTCGTTGAGGTTAATAATCTCCTCGTTGAAATCCACGTCACTCCCACGAAAAATTTTCAGTAGGCCGTAAACGTGGATTTCATCAGAGATCCACCATCCAAGCTTCCAACATAGGTATCCAACAAAACAAACGATGATGGCCACCACCAGCACCGCACAATCCAACAACAATCCCTTGGTGAATAGGACATAAGTCCAAAGGGCAGAGACTAGCGCATGTGTCAGTACACTAGCCTTCAACAAAACACCAGCAAGTATTTC